CGCAGCTCGTCAGGATGGTAGACAAGCCCCTCGCGTTCAATGGGTTGATTCTGATACAGCGCTTTCCAACTAACGCTATCCATAATATCCCGCTGTTCCCGGTAGAACTTGGTGGAGAACCCCACGCCAAACTCATAATCAAAATTGCTTTCGTCATCCTCGTTCATGGCCGGAATCCGAATGAATTTCGCCCGGGGGTTGTTCTCATATTCCCGTTCCAGCCGTCCGATCACATCATGCACGCTCCACCGGGTAGCAATATGAAGCTCTTTGCATTTGTCACCGATTTTACGCTGCCGCAGGTCGGTGGTGTAAGTCTCCCACAGCTTGTCCAGCCGCTCTTTGGATAGCGCGACCTCAATACCAGATACCAGATCGTCGCAGTACAGTAGGTTTGCCGCCCGGTACAGACCGGCATTGCCCGTTCCTATGGAGGTAAATTCCAGCGTCTCAAATCGCTGCCGCTTATCAAGGTCAATTCGGCAGTCCTTTGCGTTGGTGCTGGACACCTGAACGGCAGGGAAGACATCATGCCATAGATATTCACCCTTTGAGTCAAACAGCCGCAGACATTCGTCATACACGCCCCGCACAAAGGAATTGGAGTGGCTGCCCGTCAGATTCGGGTTGTTTGGGTCGCGTCCGGCAATCCAGGTCAGCAGGAAGATTGCAAGCGTGGTCTTTCCTACGCCGGGGGGCAAACTAACCGCCAGCAAATCCAGCTTGTCATCCCCGCACAGCGCTTGCAGCGCGTCCACCACGGGCTTTAGCTGCTTCTTCCGTGGCTGATAAAACCGCTTCTTCGCCTGCCTGTCCAGCTCCATATAGGTGAGATAGCTGTCAAAGTCATATGGAGCCTCAAACAATAGCCCCCGCCGCCAAAGGCTGTAGAATCCCTCCACCTGAGACATGGGCACTTTATCCATCATTCGGTCGCACATATCCTTCAATTGTTTATTCGCCAGATGTGCCGCCGTGAAATCAGTCTCAGCCCATGCCTGACACAGGGAAAACAGGTCTTCATATGCCCCGATATCACCCGGTCTGTTCTCGATAGCCCCCAGAATGGAGGCTGACAATTTCTCATAATCCATACTCTCACCTCACAGAGCGTCCGCTTGTTCAAATGCTTTCAGCAGTTTTGGAAACTGGATCGCAAAGAAGTCCACCATTTCCTCGTTCTGCGCCCAGCTGGAATTTTCTGCAAGGCCGCTTTCAAATAGAAATGCGTGAATGATCTCATGCCGCTTCACCTTATTTGTCTGAACCAGAAGGTTTTGCTTGCAATTTGGTTCCCCCTTGCTGTCTTCGTAATTTTCGACCAGCATCTCTTTCGTAGTTTCATCACAGAAACCGTCACAATCCTTGAGCCTTGGCTCTTTGCTTCCCCGAATTACCGTAAGCGTATATTCTGCTCCCAAAACGTCGATTTTCATAAATTCCCTCCTGATACAAAAATAAGGGCTGCCCGTGCGTATCTCAGCACAAGCAGCCCTTCGGCTATGGCTCCCACCTATGGGAACATTTATTCACTTATGGGTTTGCCCCCTATACATGCTTCATGATCTCTATCAGCACGAATATGGGGAACAGGAGAATCAAGAGAAATTCCATTTACTTTTTCACACCCTTGCATACTCCTGAATACCCGCAGTCAGAACAAGTGATGACCGTCTGATATGTCTGCGGAACTAAACCGTTTACGATTGCACCGATAACCAGCCCGAGTAAAGCTCCCACGATCAAACCGATAATTCCCAGGAACATCAGCCCAAACCCGCCGAATGTCATCACAAGTGGCACTGTCAGCTTTGGCTTATACTCTTTCGGTGTTGCCGTGACATTCGCGGAGTTGCACTTAGGGCATCTGCACGTAGCGCGTTCTGTTTCTTCCCCCACCTTTTCGCCACACTGCCCGCAGTATTTTGCGTCATCGGTTAATGCGCTTCCGCATTTCTTACAGAGTTTACCCACTTTGTCAATGTCTCCTTCCTTTACGTCCTCTTGCGCCTTTCCCGTCGTAGCCCTTCAAGAGTTCTGCAATGACGAATGCCGGAAACAGAATGATTAAAACTACCCACATAGGTCAGACCTCCTTATTTCAGTTCGCAGTCAGTGAATCCACCTCTTCCAATGCATTTTCCCTCAAATGTAATCGTATCTCCCACTTTGACTGTTTTCAGGGCATCTTCCTGATCTTTCTCAAATTCTGCGTAGAAGTAAACGATGGTATTACCGACTCTGGCTTCCATCGTCAGTGTAGCGCCGCCTGTCAGATTCAGAAGCCCGCCGGTTCTCATTCCGTCGATTGTCGCAGTAATACGGTATCGGTTGTATCGGTATGTATCATTTGCCAAAAGCTCGTTCTCTTTGTATGCATTGTATATATCGCCGTAAGCAACAGAAGTATCTGCGGGTTCTGTGGTAGGTTCAGTTTTCTTCAATGTCGAACTTCCTGTTTTCTGCTCAGCGGATTTTCTGAGCATTGGAAGTACTTCTATTTTTTCATATCCGCATCGTGTACACCTCTGGACATATTCGCCGTCCTTATCGTCCGTGGGCTCTACCCGCCGAACATCTTCCATAGAATGCCCGAGTTTCTTTAAGGTTTCTTTTTTATCGCCACCGCAAAGATTACAATGGTACTTCTCGTACCCGTTTTCGGTGCAGGATGCCGCCTTGCTTTCCGTAAGCTCGTATTCATGCTTGCACCATGTGGACGGGTTTGTCAGCACCGCCGCAAGCAAAAACACGCCAAAAGAAACCCAGAACCATTTAAACCACTTCATTTTAGGCTTCTTCTGCGCTTTACGAATAATCCAAACAATAAGCAAAATAGGAAGTGCAAGTATTTCGATTGCAAAAAGCATGTACATGGCGGTTGATACAGCTTGCATAATTATTCCTCCTTCAAAATCGGCTCATGCTGCCCGGGAACTGCATCCCAGGTCATTCTCTTTCCGCACAGGGCATAATTAAGATATTGCGTTACCATTTCCGGCGACCTTGCCATTTGGAAGCACAGCATTTCCTTCACTCGCCGCATCATGTCATTTTCGCCAGGCACAATCGTAATGCCCTCATTAACCAAATGAACCGTGCAATTCATTTTCTGGCAAGCCTGTAAAAATGGATAATACTCCGTTTCTCCACCCTCAAACATGAAAATGGATGGTATCTCTACTGTCCCGTCCCGCACAATTACATTGAAGTGTGGAACACTTTTATACCGCTCATTTAGTTCGGCATCAGATATTCTTTTCCCCATTTTGCAGTCTCACCCCTTTAGAATTGCTTCGTGCGTATTCTCACACATTTCTTTGCCGTACCGGTAATTCCCCCGGTAGGTATCCTCGTTGCCCAGAATCGTCTGGACTGCGGAGTGCTTGAACTCCTTGCCCTTCTTGCTCCGATATCCTAGCTCATTCAGCTTGTCTGCGATTCCTTGCAATGTACAGCCCTGGTTTCTCAACTCGAAAACCTTTTTTACAATCTCCGCCTCTTCCGGCACCACTGCAAGATGCCCGTTTTCAGCCCGATACCCAAGTGGAGGCTTCCCCCCTGCATAGCCGCCCTCTCTGGCTGTAGCATACCGCCCCATGGTAGTTCTTAGGGCGATATTGTCGCTCTCCAACTGATTAAAGGAAGATAGAATGCCAATCATGGCACGTCCCCACGGGGTAGTGGTATCAAGCGTTTCATTCAGGCTTATGAGGTCAACTCCGTTTGCCAACAAATCGTCCTCTACAATCGCTAGAGTATCCCGTTGCTTTCTGGAAAGCCGATCTAGCTTAAAAATAACAATAGCTTCGATTTTACCCGCCCGAATATCCCGAAGCATTTCTTGAAGCCCCGGACGGTTTGTGTTTCTGCCGGTATACCCGTTGTCCTCATAGGTTTTCACATATTTCCAGCCCTTGCTTTCAATGCAGGCTTTCGCCATTCGCTCCTGCTCAGGCAAAGACACTTTCCCGTCCTCTCCCTGAGCCTCTGTAGATACTCTGGTATAGACACATGCCTTTTTCATCTCGTACATTTCTGCTTCCCCCGTACATCTTGTTTTCTGTATAATATCAGATTTACAATTATTTGTCAACGGTAATAATGCACAAATAAGAACTGCCTTTTTTGCTTTTGCCGGAATTTCTGAAAAGGGGGGGCTTTTTGATTTCGCGGGTATTTATGGGGTTAACCCCCGCCGAATTAGGCCGGCCATATCCCCCGCCCCCGGTGTTTTCGCTGCTGCTTCTCCCGTGATGGAGCGGGAAGCGCCGGATTTGATAATTTACACTTTTTCTTGAATTTCTGTAAAATAATGCTTGACATTTACGAAAACATCTATATAATAGTAAATGTAAACAAGAGCAAAACAAAAGCGCCCCCGCAATCCTACCAAGACCAACGGGAGCGCGCCACACAAGGAGGCACCGCTATTATAGCACGGCCTCCGCAGAATTACAAGGAGGAAATAAAAATGGCAATCTATGATAAAATCACCGCCGAGCTGGAAGCCCGGAAGGATCGCAGCGCATGGGACAAGGGTGTCAATGTCTACGCCCTGGAGCTGGTAGAAGAACTGAAAGAACGGGCGGAATACGAAGGCCGGGACCCTGAATCCGAGAAAGAGTGCCGGGAATGGATGTTGAACGGGGCGCAGGACTGGGAGCAATACAGCTGGGGCGGTTCCGCCCTGATCTATGACGGGGACATTGCGGAACGTCTTTGCTGCCCGTCCGAGCTCAAGAAGACCCGCAACGGCGAGCGCAGACCGAACAGCCGGGAAGAATGGCTAGACGTGCA